TGTGATCCTTGTGATCCTTGTGATCCTTGTGATCCTTGTGCGTTTGATGTACGTTGTGCATTTATACGATTTTGCGCACGCATATTTAGTGCGGGTCCATCAGATTTAAAAGAACTATTTTTGGATGCCATTCTTGAACGTAATGTTTGATCTTTGGACGCCAAATCATCCCCGTCTCCTATATCAAGATCTGTCAACATTTTGTATTTCTTTACCATAAATATAATCATAATAATTATTAATATTACATTAATTAAAATTAACCATGCGAACAAATGTTTGAATACGGAACTCAAGTTGTTTAAAGACCCTGGACCGAATCCAACTTTACCAATAGTTGCTCCAGTCCATTCTTTTCTATATATAGAAATACCGCCGAGTAATGTCAGTAAAATAATTATTTCAAACATGCTTGCCGAAGCAAAATTTACCATACTCTTTAAAAAATTAAAAAAATCAATCATTTTATAATAGAACCAATCGAATGATAAAAATTGAGCATCAGGCTTACATGCTTCTGTCGTCAAATCTGGTGAAATCGGTGTAATCGAATCTGAAATACCGGTCATAATATTGAAACAATTAAATCCTTCGTAAAAAAATACACCAAAGAATGTATATAATACCAAATATGCCGATAATAATGTCATTCCCATGGGTATATTCACAAGCATTATCCATAAGAAATAACCTAAAAATGCTAATACAAACATAACACAAGCAAATGCGATTGCCCATACGCCTCCGCCATACGCATCTACAAATAATTTGCCGGCTTCCCAATCACCATTTGATAATTTACCAAAAAACCATGACCCCGAGAACCACGTTACAACGCAAATATTAAATAATGATAATATAGATGGGGTGGGTTTTCCATTTAATGCACCAAAAAAATCTTTTAATAATGAAGTTTGGAAATCATTTTGCACAAGTATAAAAAACACAAAAAACATCATTATCATTATTATCGAATTAGGAACATTATAAAACCGATTATTTTGTAAATTTTGACAATAAATAACCATATTATTAAAAACTTCAATGGATTTTAGTCCTGGACCAAAAAAACCATATAAATATTTACTTGTTTTCTTCAAATCACCCAATTTAAATGAATATCGCATATTATCATTATCTTCTAAGAAAAATATGATATAATACCAATTATATACAAAATACCATACTAACAACAAAGTAATAAATTTTTGAGTTTGATCTTGGAATGTATCTATTTCTTTCTCAGTTGCTGTATCACCCGTTAATGCATTTGCCATACGTGTAACAGTCTCTCTTACATATTTGTTTGCATATAATAAAAATAGTTGGATTTGTAATCGCAATGCAGCTAATTTTTTACCAAATATACTAATAACAAATTTTATTAAATTGGTCACTGCAACAACTGTAGTACCTGCTTCGTTAGCCATTTCTTGAATTCCATTTTTATCAAAATCGAAAATACTCTTAACTGCGTCTCCTGTGCCATCTACACCAGATTTAATTCCTTTTCCTATATTTTTAGCATTGTCTCCCATGGATTGAAAACTACTTCCAATATCTTGCAAATCATCGAATGATGATGTAATACCGCTTAATTGATTCTCCAATCCTGCAATTGGATCTTTTGTTTTTGTAGGATCGAATGCAGTCGTAAATCGATTAGTCACTCCATCTATTTTATTTTCTGAATCACTTTCTTCTTTATCTTCCATTCCTTCAATAATCTTAGACGACGGTTGTGGAGGTTCGTATATATTTTCAAATTCAACCATATTTTGTGGATTCTCTCGTTTTTTTCGTATTTTTTTCATTTTATTTCTCATTTTGACTGTTTCATCCACAGGGGGGATTATGCAAATATCATTCACATTATCATTCACATTATCATTATCATTCACATTATCATTATCATTGACATTATCATTATTATTATTTTGTTTCCATGATTTCTTCCACTTAGACATTATATTCTATTGTATAAGTTATATATAATAGAATATGAGAAATAACCTAAACTACCGTGCATATACTAATCCACAATTTCCGGAAACAAATGAAATGATATTATAACGTTCTTCAAAGACATGTAAATTATAATTATACACATAAAGTGCCCATGCCGGTTTCGAAGAAATATTTACTGGCGTTCCATCGGTACATTCTATGCTCATTGTAGAACCATCTACACTGACCGGAGGCAAATACGTTGTAAATTCTAATTCGATTGTTTTAAATCGTCCAGCATTGACAGCCCCAGACGGTTGATATTCAAATGGACTCGTATTTAAACAAAAATTATAACAATATAATCCTTCTCCTGCAAATCCTTGTGTTTTTGTATATTTTTCAACATAATCATACACTCCTCGAGGCATCGAAATTTCACGATAATCGGGTCCAAACAATATTCCAAATGTTTCTAATATAGGTTTATTGTTGGTACCGTCGTAATTTCCTGTAATATATAACTGACTAGGATCGTCTAATACAATGTTGGATGGTATGGTTTTGTAAGGCCAATTTGTATAATTACTCCATTCATTTCTTAAAAAAGCATCATTTCGTTGGAAATACCACATCCAATCTGCCACCAAACCTGTTGTCGATTCCAGTTTCACACGATTGGATCCCACTACATTCAAAAAATCGTATTCGTGAATTTCTTTTACTAAATATACTTGATCTTCGGCCGCAAATTTCGCCTGTTCTTCTTCCGATAAAAAACAATAGGTCGATAATAAATGAACATCTGCATTCCAATTGTTGGTTTTATTGCTATAATTGGTGCTAGATAAATCTAAAGAAGGTGGTGTTTGTAAAAATCGATACATCTGAAATTGATTTTCACCTGCACGTATTTTGATATAAGGAAAATTATCTGCATAATTAAATACATCACGTACTTGAAACAAGTCTTGTATGGGTCGTATGGTTACATTGATGGTCAATTCTTGGTATTGTAATGCCACAAGAGGAAAGGCACATCGACTATCTAAAGTGAACCATGCATTAATCGGTACATAAATTGTTTTTCCACGAATAGATGGTTCTGCGCCGGCTGAATTGTTCGTATGTTGCGCAGAGGGATATGTGTTCGGTTTATATGGAGGTGCAAATACTCGTGCCGGATCATTTGCCGGATCATTTATTTGTGGCACATTTCCAGTCATTGCATTAATCAAATCTTTTTTATCAGTCGAAAAATCCCTTTGTATCATAGCATGTAAATATTGTCCTGAATATTTTTGTAATAGTTGTGATCCCGCAAAGATTTCAATCTCTTCAATACATTGAACACCTAAATTTTCAATCCATTTGAAATCATAAGGAGAATATTGGGAATTCGTTTGAGCACTAGGTTCATACATTGGACTCCATATATCAGGAAGATTCAAAACTAAATAGGTATCCATTAATAAATCAGCATAACGCTTCATTTTAAAAGTAAATTTAGACGATTCTGTCAATCGTAATTCGCGCAATCCATCATAATCTAACCTAAATTTTTGCATACCAAAATTAGTATATTTGCTATAGGTTACTTTAAAGAATGTTTTACTAGGATTGCCGGTTAATATTAAATTGGCCTTTCCTGCAGAAATAATATTTAATAAACCGCCTGGCATCTTTTATAAAGTATATAGTTACTGTCTATATTTTTTAATTACTTTATCTACCTTTTATATAATAGAAATGTCCGGATTATTTGATAAAGATTCTTTGCAAAATATAATAGATTATGTTCTTATTCTTGGAGTTTTAGTATTGGTTTCTTACTATATTTATAAAACAATTGAAGAAAATAAGAAATCATCTCCAACGATAAAAGTGATCCCTTATGATGACACGCCGAATTCATCGCAAATACAACAATTAAGTAAAATCGAAGGTATTACTACCAGCGCACAAATCACGAATACATCATTTGATCCTTCAAATGATAATGCTCTGCGTCTGTATTGTATAAAATCTTCGTCGAATAGTGCATACACCGGTGGTTACATGAATCTAAATATGATTAAATACGTTTTGTCCAAAGGATGTCGCTTCTTGGACTTCGAGATCTATATGAAAGACAACGTTCCGATTGTGGCCTATTCTACAAACAAACAATCTTTAGAAACATTTACTTCCAATGCCCCTGCCATTTCTTTTTCGGGTGTATGTTCAACTATCATAACGAATGCCTTTTCCGATACTTCACCGAACCCCAAAGACCCGTTATTTATACATTTACGAATCAAAACTTATGACAGTTCAGCATATACACAAATTGCAAAAATTCTCAAAACCACTCTTGGACCCAAGTTATATACTCAAAAGAAGGGGGTAAATGACGAGGCGATTCCTGTCAATTTAGACAGCCAACTTACTAGCATGTTGGAAAAAATTATTATTATTGTAGATGAAACATCTTCTCCTGGATATAAAAATTATGCTACCTGTGTGCCAAAAGATGTTGAATGTTACAGTTTAAGTAATGTTGTTAATATGACAAGCAATAGTCAGGCAACTCGGATTTACAATGAAAATAGTTTAACTTTTCAACCAATTAATCCTCCAGATCCGGACGTATATTTATTTAGAATTGTTTTTCCAAATCTTGGATATTTTAATAATACCACGAATTCGAGTAGTTCTTATTTAATTAAAAACTATGGCGTTCAAGTAGTTGCACAAGCATTTTACGTAAATGATACAAATTTGATAAATTATGAAGGCATATTTAAGGATAAAAAGAGTGCATTTGTCCGTATGGCAGGTTTATTGAACAATTATGAATAATTTATAGTATAATAATTTTCACAATATAATATAAATGGGTAAAAATAAAACAATAAAAAAAAAGTTTATACCAAAAGAATGTACTGATAAAATGACGTTTGATGATTGTGAATTAGCAATTTTAAGGCATGCGGTAGATAATAATGAAAAAATTGCAGGTCAAAAAATTGCCTCCAGTGATGAAATTAAAAAAATGATTGACATCGTGGAAAAATTTCTGAAAAATAATCGATTGTTGTGCTATGGAGGGACTGCCATAAATAATATTTTACCTAAGCACGCGCAATTTTATAATAAAGATTATGAAGTTCCAGATTATGACTTTTATTCACCAAATGCTTTAGATGATGCAAAAGAATTAGCGGACTTATATTACAAAGAAGGGTATGAACAAGTTGAAGCAAAATCGGGTGTTCATGAAGGTACTTATAAAGTGTTTGTGAATTTTATTCCCATGGCAGATGTGACAAGTATGCACAAAGATTTGTTTGATAGTTTGTATAATGAAAGCGTATCTGTTGCCAATATTAAATACGTCCCTCCTAATTTTTTACGCATGGGAATGTATTTAGAATTGTCTCGTCCGGCAGGAGACATAAGTCGATGGGAAAAAGTGTTAAAACGTTTGAATTTATTAAACAAACATCATCCTATGAAAATAAAATATGATTGCGAATCAGTGGATTTTTTAAGAAAGATGGAAAATGCGAAAGATGATTCGGAAAAAATTTATGTTACTATGCGCGATACATTAATTGATTTGGGTGTAGTGTTTTTTGGTGGATATGCTGCAAGTTTGTATGCTCGTAATATACCGAATAAAGAAAAACGATTTCTTGAAAAAATCCCCGATTTTGATGTTCTTCACGAAAACCCAGATGAATGCGCAACAATTGTCCAAGAAAGATTAGAAGATGCTGGATTTAAAAAAATTGAAATTATAAAACACGATGCTATCGGCGAAATCATTCCGGAACATATTGAAATACGCATGAAGAACGAAATATTGGGATTCATATACAAACCGATTGCTTGTCATAACTATAATACTATTAAAATCCAAGAAAATGAAATTAAAGTGGCGACAATTGATACAATTATGAGTTTTTATTTGGCATTTACTTATGTTGAAACCAATTATTATTACTTGGACCGTATTTTATGCATGGCCAAATATTTATTTGACTTAGAACAAAAAACGCGGTTAGCTCAAAAAGGTTTGTTAAAACGGTTTGGACCAAAATGTATAGGAAAACAAGAAACCATGGAAAATATTCGTGCAAAGAAAACTACCAAGTTTTTAGAATTGAAGAAGGACCGGACTTCAAGAGATTTCCAAAAATACTTTTTGAAATATGTACCTCATGAAAATCAAAAGTCCAAGAAAACAGAAAAAACGAAAACGTCGAAAAAAATATCGAAAACCGAAAAAAAGAGAAAATCGCCGGGTCTTAAGAGTTTGTTATTGAGACCTTTTTCATAAAATTGAATCCTTTTTTAGATCATAAGATAATCTAAAAAAATACTAATTAGAAATGACAGAAATGAAATTAACGCGAAACAGTGGTTATTCTTGGACAAAGATATTGTTCAAAAAAATAGATGACAACCATAAAAAAATGAAAAAGATACATAAAAAATATTGTAAGAAAAGAGTGTCTCTAAATTATGGCGACGATGACTTCGTTATGAAATCAAATGACATAAACAATCAACAAACATATGAAACGCAAATGATAAAGGCGAAATACACACGTGCGATGTATTTATACATCATGCGGAATTACTATACTATATTCTCTTTTCATCAAACACCACAACATTTTGTAAATGTTACCTTAAAACGTAGTGAGTTTCTGTATGAACAATGTAAAGATATTATCCAAGAAGATATTCACAATAAAAAAGATACAAAATATTTACAACTTACATTGAATACCCTTAACAAATTTAAAGGTAAATGTAATGACCCATTACAATATGGATATTTTATTCTCTTCATCTTTAAGAAAATGCGAATATGCTATGACTTATCTCGTTTTATTTGTAAATTTATTTAACTAATTATAATCATGTCTATATGAATATTTTTCATGCAATTGGTTCATAAAAGGTAATTCTTTTGAAAGTAATAATGCATCTGATAATTTAGATATATCTTTCAAATGATAAATGTCTTCATCTAAGATTGCACGTGTTATGGTCATTCTACCTGTCCATAATTCATATAAACAGTTTATATCGAATAAACGCATTCCCCAATACAACCCTCTTGGTATGGTTATTTCGCAATAACTCACATTTTCAGGAAAGTCTTCTAACATATGTTTCAAAAATTCACTGTTTAATGCTTCATTAAATGACAATATAAATTGTCGTTTTAATACCATACTGTTATTTCCATAACCACCTCTAAATTCACCGACAGAATATGGAAAATTTAATACAATACTTACGGAAGTTGGACTAGAACCTTCCTCCTCCGTTTTTACGTTTTCAAATATAGGATCCATTTTTTATCCTATATTCAGTTTCAAACTATTTATTTCAATTTTATTCAACTGAAATAAACGTACTATATTGAACTAATTTTACTGGCAATAGTTTGCATGAAATAATATAAACTTCCAAACAAAACACTTTTGAATAATAAACCCGTAATATTGAAATTTCCATCTTCGCCGTACAAATTGATAAAAGACAAATATTTTCTCATTAATGTTGTCACTATTGGCATTTGGAAAATAAAATACAATACTGTGATTAATATCGGAACTTGTAAATCACTGATTGCATCGTGAGCAGTTTCTTGTCTGTATTTTTGTTGTCGATGTAATTTTAATTCTTCCTCATTGGTTTTTTCATAATCACGAATATAATCAGATGTCAATTTTACACTAGGAACATGGTTTGGTTTTATTTCATGGTCTTGCTGATAATCCAACGTATTAATGGGAATATCTCTCGAAGGTAATGTTTGTTGAGGGATATTTTCAACTGTATAGTTTTGCTGATTTCGTTGCGGAGAAGCCTCGGGTAAGGGAGGTCCGTCGGGACCACTTTTCTCTGATCCATACGGATTTGGATGAATATTCATAGGTTGATAATTTATCTGATCATCACCCGTCATACCTTGACCTTGACCTTGACCTTGACCTTGGGGATATTGGGATTGTCCCGAAACATTTCCGTAAAATTCATTGGAAATTTGTTGTGTAGATACGGGTGCCCGTTGTTCTGGTTCATATATCATTTTATTTGTTTGCATAGATGGAGTTGCAATTGAATGAGAATTCCCTACATTCTGAGGTAATTGTGCAATGCTAGTTGTAGATTGGGCCATTTGAAAAAAAAACTATATAATATTACACATTTAAACATAATATTATAATCGCAATTATTCTATTTCAACAATTTGTTTGTTTTTATCGCAAGGGGTGGATAATGCCTGATAAGAAAAACATTTTTCACCATGTTTGTATATTTTTCCATCAATTTCACCTAAAATGGGACCTTTAAATGTGATACAATTTCGGTCTTTGCATACTTTGCGAAATAAAGTTGCTAAACCTAAGCCTAACATGATTGAAATAATATTTTTTCCTAAAGCGGTATTTATTAACCGTTTAAAATTCATTATATATAATCACAACATAATTACACATTCCATAGAATTATCCTTGTATGGGTATTTGTGAAATACCTAATGGATTCGTTGGACACTGTACCTCCTTATGTTCAAATACAAAACATTGATTTGCCTTGTCTTTATAAAGCATTAATTCTTCGTTTTCTGGTGTTGGATAAATATTGATAATTCGCGTATCTTCTGCGGTAATATAGACGTACAATAATCCGATCGCGAAAAAAAGAATAAAGATGGAAATATTTATATATTTGGAAATTCTAAACATGTTCTATAAATAAGTATTATAAATAGTTATTTATCAAATTAATGTTTTATAAGATAAACCAATTATAAAAAGTCAGATAGGCCATACCAATTTCAAAGAAAACATCATATCCTAAAATACACAATGCATCTAAATGCGAAGGCGATTTCACGATATAACGGTCATCTTCCTTTATTTGGACCTCTACTTTTCGGAATCCTTTATAATAGGCGATCGACGTCCAAATCGATGAAATATAAATCATCGTTAGAAACATATTGCGTTGTCTAACATAATGTGATGGATTCAAAATAATAGTTCTCAAATTATATAATGTGATGATACTCATTAGCAATACCGATGGTTTTGTGTTGATTTGACGTTTTGAACGTGTCTTTCCATCATGTGTTTGTTTCATTGTCATATTGATCACAATATACGAAATAAACACGTGGAACATCCATAAATATTTGGATTGGTATAGACGATCTCCAAAATATAAACCAATGGTTGTTACTACCCCGCCTTCCTGAGAACCTTGTAACAATAGTGATAACATTTTCGGTATTTTTTGTGTTTTTCCATCAAAATAAGTTATATACATCGAGTTCATTTTACGTGTTTTTGTTATATAGAGCAAAAACTCGATGAATGTCCAAACCATCGTGGAACCTATCATAATAGAAAAACAATCGGTAGAATGATTGTTTATATAATCGTCCAAACATAGTCCGAATGAAAAAAGTGAATATAATATTTTTTTATTACCGTCTGTCGCAAAATCTCCTGTACGTACAATATAATATTTATTTTCAAAAGGGTTCATATAAATAAAATAGGATTTTTATTTATATTAATTACATGAGTTATATTTTAGACTTAAATTTTCTTAATTGAAATCCATTGCTCATTCACTTCACAATCGGTACATCTCCAACCATTAACCCCGTTACCTTTATACGTTCCATTTTGAAGATGATGTGCATTGGCAAATCCACTTAATGATTTATACAATATTTCATTGTGTATAATTCTATTCCGTGTAGAATCATATTTACCGATCCAAGTGAGGTTGATGCCGATAGTATGGCGAATGTGCTGTCCATTTGTAAAACATTTGGATATATCACGAGATTTATTCATTAATACACCATTGCATTCATCTTCATCTTCGTCTTCATCTTCATCTTCGTCTTCATCTTCATCTTCATCTTCATCTGCATCTTCTAATTGTGGTGTAACCCACATTTCACATCCATTAGGTCAATTAATGTCATAACTTCTTCAGGTGAAACGCGAAAGAACTCGCGTTTGGGATTAATTCTCAGCGTATATTGTGAGAGAAGTTTGTGAAGTGTTGTTTCCTTTTTTTTAGGATCGGAAACGAGTTTTGCAAACTCAACTTTGAATGGGGTAGGAACACCAGAAGATGAACTTAATTCTTTTGCTCTCAGATCAGGTGTTCTTTCTGGAGTCCCAGTCATACCAACTTTTACCATTCCAGGTATTGATTCATTTGAAAGACAGTAAATGTATCCCTTGTTCATTTTGTATTATTTATTAAATAATGTTACTGGTTAAATATTGTTTCAATTTTATATATTCCTGAATATTAAATTATTTATAAAAATATATTAATTATCGTATTTACATCATGAATAATTCTGTATTTTTTTATTTATGAACGACTATATAACTAGAATATGGTAAGAGAAATGAAAGAAATGTCTATATTTATACATTTATGTGCATGTGATGGATTTGTGGATATAGTAAAAAATATGATGAAAATTCATCTTGCAACAATTATTGAGCGAGAAAGCGATTGTAAGGTTATTCCATTGATGGAAGAATTTCCATTTTTACATATGGAAATAACGCCTCGCAAAATTTCTGGATGGGATTTGAAATTTACCATTCCAGTAAAAGTAGATTGCCATGCTATACTTCGAAAACAATATGGTTATTTTTATCATATAATCAAATATATGTATAATGAAAAATGGGTCGCCCAATACATCGAGAAAAAGATATATTGGATGTTACGTGAGTGCTTTTATCGAAACGATTTCGTTTCATTTTCTTCCACATCTATTAAGAAAACAATTGTAACCTACGATTGAGAATATCTTAATTATTTAATTCTTTCGTTTTCTTTTTGATTTCCCCCTTTTCGTTTTTCGTTTGTTTTTTATCTTTCTCTTTCTTTTTGATTTTCCTCCTTTGACTTCTTTGACTTCTTGAAACCATGGATCTTTTAATAAATCAGCTGCAGTTAATGTAAAAAATGTTTCGTCGGTTGGTTGCATTTCTCCACCTTCAATCGGATCTTCACTAAGGATCGTAACCGTATCAAATATTCTTTTACAAAATCGAATAGACTCGGGCATCTCAGACAATTTTTTTTTTTTTTCATAATCTTTATTAAATATATACATTTTTGTACCCTTATTTTTACCCTTACCTGTAAATCTTTTAAGACTAGTAGGAAAGGATATTACACAAATTGTTACTGCCAATGCCCATAAATCATCTATGGGGTATGGTATATTTTCCATTTCTTCATCTGTTCTAAAAAGAACTCCTGGTGAAAAATAATCGGGAGTACCTCTGAATGTTAACACTTCATTGGTTGGGTCGTTTTCATCATATGTGTCTTTATCATATGTATAACACAAACCAAAATCAATGAGTTTAACATTTTCGTTTCCGTCATCACACATCATAATATTTTCAGGTTTTATATCGAAATGATATATGTTATTTTGATGCATGCAAGATAATGCCATTAATAATTGTTTTGTCATTGATTTAAGATCGTTTTCTGTAAATATATTTCCTTCAGTAGTTGCTCTCTCAAATAAATCCATGGGTAATTTTTCTAATATACCATAAACACCTTGTCTATGTATTTTGAAATTACCAGACAAATTTTTATATTCTCCAAAATCATGCACTTTGGCAATGTATTCGCATCCTAACCCTCCTTCTTCTTTTGATTTGGATAATTTTGTTTGATATAATAAACCAACCGATTCTTTCATAGTTGTATTGTAATCATTTTTGGTTGTTAATCTAAGAGCAAGTTGTTTGTCGTCATAACTTATATCATACACTTCATTCATTCCACCAGTACCAAGTAATTTAGGATCTTGTATTTTATCTTGTATTTTATCTTGTATTTCATTAATTTTATTTAAATCAATACCAATATCATCTAAAGGTTTGCATTCAATTGTTTTACAATCTTCCTCTTCTTTATTACATGCAGGTGGTGTTGGTATATAGTCGAGTTCATTATTACAATTAGAAGTGATAGTTAATCCTAATAATTCTTGACTAATTATATTTTTTTCCAAAGATTCGGGATTAAATATTGATAGTCTTCCGCTCATATGAATATATATATATTCATATGATATTTATCCAGTTGTTTCACTTGATTTTTCTTTTTCCTGTTGTTTTTTTGCCTTCTTTTTCGCACGTTTCTTTTGACTGGCACTTAATACATTGGGATCACGAATAGACGATTTTTCTTGTTTATCATCTAAACAAAATGTGTGATTATCCAAAAAATTTGGATTTTCGGCTACAAATTTTGCATAATCTTTTTCACGTTGAATACGAATTGCCTCTGCTTCCAATTGTTTTACCACTTCTTCTTGTTTTTTTGCTAATGCACGTGCTTTCAAACGCTCCTTCAAAGAGGAGGATTTTTCCATTTGTTCCATTTTATTGGTATCCATACGCGCCCCCTTGGGAACATTCATGTTTTGGGTAAAACTTTTGAATAAATTACCCATACCTTCCATTCCACCCAATCCTTCTAATCCACCTAATCCGCCTAATCCACCTAATCCTCCTAATCCGGCTAATCCTCCAAGTCCTTCCAATCCTCCAAGTCCTTCGCCCAAACCCTTCATTTTTCCCATCATTTCAGTTGCCTCTTTCATTAAATCCTCTTTGGAAATTTCGCCTGATTCCATCTTACTTGCCAATTTTTCTTTCACGCTATTCACAATATTTCCCATTCTTCCAGGGTTTTGCATAAGTTTGGACAAAACATCTTTTGTAGAAGTGACTCCCGCCATTTCTTCTCCCAATTCTTTGGTCAAATCATTTCCCATATCTTCAGCTAATTCTTTTGCTAATTTACCGATCTTTCCATCAAACAATCCTTGTAAATGTTGTTGTAAGTCATCCAATTTAGGAATCTTGGTCTTTGGTTTTTCATTTGTTTCTTCACCTTCTGGTCCTTCATCGCCTTGTCCTTCATCGCCTTGTCCTTCTGTTTTTTCTTCCGCCTTTTCAAAAAATTTGCTAATATTTCCAATGACGTCTTGTAATTGTTTTTGTAGATCATCTACGTTCAAATCATCAAACATATTCATTGCCTTACCGAAATCGAGTTTATCTTGTAATGATTTGACAACAATCAATAAAATTACTTGCAAATATTTCCAAATAGACTCTTGTGTCTTATCGCTTACACCCTCACTATGAAAAAGCAGTTTAAAATCAATACCTGGTAAAAACACAGTATTTACACTACTTTCTGGTGAAAAAATACTTACATTCTGATTCAAAATATCAAAGAAACGTTCAGGATAAATTGCTAAACAATTTTCAAACAAACTTTGAAATTCTTTCTCTTCAATGTCTTTCGATGACCACTTTTTCAATAAATGTGCATATTCTGGAAAGGTCGCACTTAAATCTCTGGTAAAATCAATTATTGAATTTCTGAACTCATCGGTGAATACAGGTTGTTTGTTTGCTTCTTCGGACATCAATATTTTATATTAATATTATTAATTATATTTATAAATAAAAA